CTGTTATTTTTGTTTGTTCCTTCAATAAACTTTCTTGCCATCACAATAGGTTCATGTGCAGGCTTGAGAGCAGTTCCCCAACCATCCCATTGTTGAGCCTCTGCTGATGCTGGCTTGTTGCTCATGGTTTCATGATAGCCAAGTTCTCTTGCTTTGTTCTGCCAGGGTCGCTCATTCTGTCCGTCTTTCATCATCAATTGTTGATTTGAATAAGGCATCCGAATCATCTCACGTTCAGCTCCAAGTTTCTTGTCAATGGACTTTGAAATGTTTAGCGACTTAGGGAATCCTGATCCATAGAGCCACATAATTTGATCTCGGATTTCAAACCCTGCATCCTCAATGTTGATAGCCATACGGTGATAAGTTCGAGAGCCAGCGAATGCGAGTAGGTGTCCTCCAGGTTTTAGAACCCTCAAAGCTTCAACCCATATCGCTACTGAAANNATAATCCCACTTCTTACCCATGAAAGCAAGTCCATACGGAGGATCGGTCACGACTGAATCAACCGAGTTCGTTTCCATTTCTTTCATAGCATCTAAGCAATTTGCATTTACGATTACAACCATTCTGTATCACCTAATCCGTTCATTGAATTGATAATTTCTTGAGGCGACCAATTCACCACCTCGTATAGCGACATGACCTTCTTCACGATGAAGCGTTCAACCATAGTGCGATAGCCGATCTTAGTTATGCCTTGAATCTCGGACACATCATCGAAAGCAATATACTGTCCTTGCTCATTGATTGCTACGTTGAAGTAGTCGCCCGATTTGTAGCCCTTGCCTAAGTGTTTGTTAGCCCATGCTGCACCTGCAGACGGTCCAGAAAGAGTATCGTATTTGTCAAGGTTCTTCTTGAGCTTGCCTCGCATGAAAAGCTGGTCGCCATCCATCTCACCTGCAAGAGTAGCGTTGATTATGTCAATGAGCAAATCATCAATCTCTTGCTTGTCTTGCCCTTGTAGCATACCATCAAGTGTCATTTTCATAGCGTTCTTCATGACAGTAGGCATTCGTGCTTGAATCAATTCTAAGCCCTTGAGGTAAGTCTGTGGCTCATGGTGTGATCCATCAGTCCACGATACCCTGCAAGCGTAGCGATTCTTCGCCTTGATGAAGAATGCACTACACCACTTCTCGAACTCTGTTTCGATTGGGTACATACGCTCATTGATCTTGACGATGAGTTCTTGTCCTATCTCTGGACTCTCCACATCAACAAACACCGAATCGGTGTGGCCGTAGCGACAGGTATGCCCGTATTCTTCGCATATATCTCGAAGTTCAAACAAGGTTTGGCGTGAAGTGTAGGTGATAGCTGCAGCTATCTCTGGGTGGTACATACCGAACTTTGAATCTCCGCATATGCCGTACAGAGATGCAACCAAAGACTTCATCGCGTGTTGCATAGCATCCCATGTGGACTTGTTCTTTGGATCAGACTTCATGAGAGCCTTGTATTCATTCCTTTGATTCGTGAGCTTATCCATCGTGCGAACAAGCAAACCCTTCTTGCCCTGCAAGAATCGTGAGCCGTTGCCACAGTCCTCACCGTCTGGGCTTAGGGTGTCCCATGAGATGTTGAACTTCGATGCGTTGCTATGGTACATGGCCTTAATATCCATGATACCTATGTTTGGGTGAATCCCAGGCTCTGGCTCTTGAATATCCGCACCAGGATAATCCACTTTGCCGAATTGAGGTTTGCTCGGCAGTCTCTCATCAAGTTCCTCATCCTTCAAGAATAGGCTCGTAGCCAGCTTGGTCACATGGGGCGTATCTCGAAAGCGGATTTGACAGGCATGAGATAATGAGATAAAGTGTTCGCTCACGTTAAGCAGAGCGTCAAGGCGAGGCATGAGTTCAACATCAACCAAGTTATAATCAAGGTATGTGCCTATGTCGGTGTAGTAGGTATCGTGGCCGTCTGGGAGCTCCACCTTGCGCTCTTTCAATGCCTCCCATGCTACATTGTCAAGCTTTTTTGAAGCCATCTGTCCGTGTTTCAAGACCCATAACTTCTCGAATGCAGTCATGAGGTCAAGACAAGCAACACCTGGTATAGGCTGATCCCAATCCATGTACTCAAAGCGGTGCTTCTTGTAGGGCGACAGGTCGCCAGGGTTTAGACCACAGGCTTTCATGCGTTGAGCAATCTGCTTTATGTCAGCCCATTGTAAAGCCCAACCAATTATCATGTCTGGATCAAGCCTTCGCAGGTATTGGCTGAAGTGCTTGAGAAGATCGTGCTCGTTGTTAAATGCAAGTAGCTGCGGGTGATAATCAACATGAGTCTTGCCTTCTGGGTGATTCTTACATTCGATGCGTTGGTGCATCCCTGCTGGTATCTCTTCGTGCTGAACCCATTGGTACATCTTCTTGTCGTATGAATCATAGATAGCAAGGATAGTGATTTCACCAGACTCGGTTTTCCACTCGCCATCAAGGTACAACTTGCGCCATTTGTATTGAGGGATGGGGTGCTTACGATCTGCAAGAACCCTGTTGGGGAACGGTATGTTGGCCTCCCACGTCTTGATGTGGTTATCCTTAACGAACTGCTTCATGTCGTATGGGTCGCCAAAGGTGAGCTTGACAAGCTCCTCACCGTATAGTCCTTCAAATCCAGACTGTGCGTTAATCCATTGTTTAGGGATGCGTTGAGAGTCTTCGACTGTGATAAAGCAGTAGGGTATGGTGTCTTTGACCTTTTGCACGATGCGTTGGTTGGTCTGCGGATCACGATAACGAAGTCCTACGGTTCTCCCTCGAAGTTGGTCGGCCAGCATACTTACACCCAACAAGAACCGCATTATAAGGGTAATTGTCAGTCTGCTTTTCTGCCCCTGGATCGTGCTTGAATGTTATGTTGGCGAAGCCAATACTGAATCGTCATAGAGCTTACACCGCATTCTTTCGATATGTCGGCAAGAGTTCGGCCATTGGCTATGTAAGCAGCGAACAACCATTCTGGGTCTTGATACAAAGGCTCTGCTGGTTGAAGACCGTATTTAGCTAAAAGGAACACATCGGCCTGGCAGTTGGGGCAAGACTGAACGATCCTTGACTCGCTCATTGGGATTTCTAATTGCTTACTGAACTCAACGTGAGTTCCGCAGCTGGGGCATGATACTCGCATGATAATCCCCATTAGAAAGATTCATATAAACATACGCGCTAACGCATAACTTTTTTCTTGCTAAACCCAGAGTCTTTCTTTTCACATTCGAGACAAAGCATACGCCCTGTCCCTTCTTGATGAAAGAGTAATGCGCTACGCTTACCGCAGCAGTCGCAACGATCTCCAGGTCTGTCGGTGAAAGCACGTTGAGGCATCGTTCTCACATGAGGATGGAGGCTTGGAATACATAACCATCTCCCCACGCGTCAAGGATTAGGCGAATGCCTTGACCCTCTGGCCTAAAGTCAATGAAGTGTAGTCGAATCTCACCATCAAGGTTCTTCAAGACATTCTCAAGACCACCCTCGAAGGTAGCCTCCCATGCGTCAATGTCCTCACCTGTGGCGATTTCAAAGCTGGTCGTAGTCAATCCCTTGAGTTCGTCGCCCGTTGATACTGTGATAACATCATCAGCGTATGAAAGAGCATAGCGGTTGAGCTTCTGTCCGTTCATGTTGTCGCAACGGAAAGCCTCGAAGAGTTCTGTTGAGTTGATAGCCCAAGACATGAATGCCTTGCGTTCTGATCCATCACGCAGCTTGTATGCGCCATCCTGGTCAATCTGCCCTGCAAGTCCGAGGGACTTGCTATGCCACTCACCGATTGTTTCTGTCGAATGAGGGAAAGCCAAACCGCCTTCGTCGCTGATGATTGTCGTTTGCTTTGACCCAGACTTAACTCGGAGCTTTGATCCATCAACAATCAACGTCAAATCGCTGCCGTGAAACTTGAGCACACCGAGTAGTCTGTCAATGTCTGGTACTGCAATTTGTCCTGTCCCTTCAGCGGGAATGCCGAAGTGTGAAAGTGAAGTCTTACCATCTCGAACCAGAGAGGTTGTCGTGCAACGCTCACCATTGAAGTCAAGGATGCAAGCAATAACTTGAGCCTGTGGCTTACCTGCTACAACCTGTGGTCGCTTCGTTAGTTCGAGTAGTCTTTGGNNTTGATACTGTCATTGTCATTCTTCATCACCTTTGTTTTAATTTTAAGCAAGCCTTACAGTTCGGCTTGGAATGTGTAAAGTGAAGCCTGTCCTTGTGAATAGGAGCGAAGCCTCGGCATGGGATCAGATAGTAGTCGCCTTGTAGGTGTTCAACTCTGTGGATTTTACCACCGTTAGTCATCGAAGCGTAAAGCTGCTTCTGTGTCTGGATAGTCAAACAGGCCACCACCAATCGGATAAGGAGTCTTTGTACTTGTCAGCAAGCTTTTGAGCCATGTCATGACAACCCTTTTCGATTTTCATTAGGCGGTCTAACTTGCCCTGTATCTCATCAAGCTCTCCTTCGAGAATCTCAATTTTCTTCAAGAGGTCTTGATTGGTCGGTGTTTCATCAGCCATGTGGATCACCAACGTAGTTCTTCAATACCTGTGAACTCAACCTTTCCGCCCTGGACTCGCAGAACGACTCGCTCTTGACCGACAAGCTCCATGCCTTTGCCCTTGATTTCTTCAATTTTGGCTTTGACAACCCACTCGTCGTCAGCCAGAGACTTGTCTGCATAGACACCTGCGCTCGAATCTGCTTTCTTTTGATAGCGACCCATGAATAGCTGCTGGCTCGCCAAGCGTTGCGTACCTTCGACCCAATCTGGTTTCTCGCCGATCTTCATCAGTCCCTTTTGACCGTTGCCGAGGTCAGCGTACTGCTTGTTGTCCTTGAGATGGAATGTGAAATACACCTTGTTGATAGGCAGCGCATGAAGGCGGGTGATAACGTCTTTGAACAGGCGGTTGCGTTCTCGCCATTCCTTCTGGTTGAATCCGTCGCCTTCTTCTTTGATAACGCCCTTGCGTAGCAGAGATTCAGTCATAGCGAACTCGCACCACTTCATGAATGTCGATCCACCATCGAATATGACTGCTGAATGAGCTTCTGGGTTTTCCTTCAGCTCCTCGGCCATGAGGTTCACGAACATAACCACCTTGTCAATCAAGGCGTTGTAGTTCACGCTCATGTCGTCGTTGAACAGAGAGTCGTCGGTGTCGTCAAGGATTGGGAGGATCAGAATGTCCTCGTTGCCTGGGTAAGTGTGATTGACGGTTTCCGATGCGGAGTTGTCAATGTCGAAAATTATTGTTTTCTTGCCTTCTTCGTAGCCAAAGAACAAAGCCGTTCCTGTCTTGACGGTGTTTTCTTTGCCGACAATGAACATTCGTTGTTGAGGAACTGCATGAGTCCTCTTGTTGAAGAGGTTTCGATAGTAGTCTTTGTCATAGACGTTCGAGTGAACTTCTGCTGGTGCTTGTGTACCTGCGGAGGCAGCTTTGCCTCCGTTGCCTCCCCACGCACTCATCAAGCATCCCATCC